TTTTGCATAATCAGAATTGTTAATTAATTTTGCACCGCTTTAAAAGCACGGGATGTAGCTCAGCCCGGTTAGAGTACTTGTCTGGGGGGCAAGGGGCCCCGGGTTCAAATCCCGGCATCCCGACTGATCGAAAAGACTGCAAATTAATAACTTGCGGTCTTTTCTGTTTTTGGGCATTGATAAAATTATGTTCTGTTTTTGGGGTTAAATTGTACAATTTTGTACATTGTACACGCAAAAGACACGCAAAAATTCATGCCCCTGCTTAAAATAGCCTTAAGACCCGGACAGAAAAACTCGGCAGGACAGTGCCTCCTGTACGTCAGGCTGACTCATCGTGGTCAGACCAGGGATATACCTACGCCATACCACATAGAGCCCGGATTCGTCAAAAAAAACGGTCAGATCAGTGACCGTTATCCTGGCGCTGCGAAAATGAATATGAAACTGCAGCTCGAGCTCGCGAAATACAACTCGAAGATACTTGACCTGGATGATGCCGAGCTGGCCGCTATGACCGGACAACAAATCAAAGATTATCTGATGGCCGCAGATAAGAAAGAAACAGATCTCTTTGCCTATGGAGAGGAGGTTATTGCCCAGCTGCTCGCTGCAGGTCGCCGCTCTACTGCAGACAGTTATAAGGTCACCTTGATTCATCTGAGGGCGGCCATCGGGGAGGATGCGCTCCCCTTCTCCCGTGTGACGGTCCAGACGATCAAATCCCTCGAGCACTACCTGCAGACCAAAGAGAGGGCCAACAGCATTAACGCCATCGCGGTACATCTCCGAAACCTGCGGGCAATCATCAACCGGGCCATCGATGATCAGATCACGGAGAACTATCCATTCCGCCGCTACAGGATCCGGACCGAGAAGGCTATTGTCAACAACCTATCGAGGGAGTCGCTACGTAAACTGGCAGGGGTCAGGGATCACATCCCCGGTGGAGGCCGCTTCATCACGCCCCTTCACAGAACCGCTGACATCTTCATGTTGTCATTTTACCTGGTGGGCATGAACCTGGTTGACATGGTTAATCTCAAGACCGGTGATCTGCATGATGGCAGGATCACCTACCGGCGGGCAAAAACCAGGACTGTTTACTCAATTAAGGTCGAACCCGAAGCCATGGAAATCATTGAGCGTTACCTGGGTGCAGAGTATCTGTTAAATTTCCTTGAGACAAAGAGGCCAGCCCGGGAAGGACGGACCACTGATATATATTCCGACATTAAGAAGAATGCCAATGATTGGCTCAAGCAGCTGCAGGCAAAGCTCGGCATACAGGAGAAGATTACCATGTATTCGGCTCGCTACAGCTGGGCTTCCATAGCTGCGAAGCTCGACATTCCGGAGCTGACCATTGCCCACGCCCTGGGCCATGGCCTGAACAACATCACTGAAAGGTACATCAGATATGAGAGGGTGAAGATCGATAAAGCAAATAGGAAGGTGATAGATCACATACTGGAAAGTAAGCTTTAAATACTTTCAGCGGAAATTAATGCATCAAGAAACTTTTTTTCATTCAACAATTGAATGCTGCAGCCAGAATTATTTAACTTTTCGATAAGTTTTAATTTCTTAGGTCCTGCTCCATCACCAAGAATAACTATATTGGTCCTTGGGGTTATTGAGCTATCAATATCAGCTCCAAGTTTATGTATTCTTTGGGCTGCTTCTGGTCTGCTCATAGAAGATAATACTCCAGTAAATACCACCTTCTTGCCAGAAAAAAAGTTAATCTTACATTCATCTATTGGACGTAATATATTGCCTGATAGTTTCTCATGACCTTCGAATATGTTCTCTTTTTCCTTCGTTACTTTAGAAAAATCAGGTTTTCTACCTTCAAGAAGTACTAATAAAGCATTTGCAACTGTTCTCGCATCTGAAAGCGCATTATGATACTGCTGCATTTTTATATCCAGGGAAGCGGCAAGATTGGCAAGACTTAGACCGGTCATCTTATATGTACATAATGTCTGAATGTCCGGAATTTCAAGACCGTAATAATCAAGAGTAGAGGACAAGACTCCAATATCGAACGCAGCATTGTGTATGACCACTATCTGAGATGTCAAAGCGTCTTTAATCAGATTCCAAATAACCGGAAACAGCGGTGCATCTTTTGTTTTAATAGCATCAATATGATTAATCATCGAATGCCATTGTGAATATTCGTTTCCTGGTGGTTGGATAAGATAGCATTGCTCATCAATAATTTTCCTATTACTGACCTGAACGATAGCTATTTGACAGATACTTGCTTTTTTATTGCTGGCGGTCTCAATATCAAGCACTACGAAATCTTCTGTCATAATCATTTATTCTAATCTGATCACGCCCAACACGATTGCTACAGCTCGAAGTTGGCTTATATGTAACTCAAATGGTTCATATTTAGTATTCTCACTTACAACAAGAATATGATCAGGATCTGATCCCCTTCCGATGCGCTTGATAAGTGGGCCTTGCACTGTATCAAGTACGTATACTTTATTCCATTGAAAGAATAGATCGTTAAGTGGTATCTTCTTACACGCCACGATATCGCCCGAGCTGTATTTGGGATACATCGATGATCCTTTAACCGGTATCAGGAAGTCTGCACCTTTGAAAACTGGCACCACATATCTCTCGCAATCAAGTTCCGCGACAGAAATATCACCCTGGAATATTCCCGCCATAGCATGATCTGGAATTAACGGGATACCATCACCTTCCATGCCTGATGGAGAGGCAGCAGGTTTAAGCATTTGGCCTTCTCCCGTCAAAAGCCACTCTGGAGATAACAGGGAATATACGGTCAATATTTTGACTATTTTATCACCACCAAGTTCACTATTTAGCCCTGCCCCTTTAAAGTTGGAGGCTGAAATATCAGTTTTCTCATAGAAATCTGTCTTTTTAATTCCTTGATTTTCTAAGAAATATAAAATTCTGTCCTTAATGGTTAAATTTTTGTCCATTTTTTTTGTAATAGTCAAAATATAGGCCTAATATTGTATTGTTTCATACGTGAAATCAATTTATAAAGATATGAATAAAGGAACAAAATCACATCTGCCTGAAATATTGGTCAGAATGGGCGAAAAAAGAAAGCTTATGAAGCTCTTTGAAGTCTCACATGTTACCGTGAGAGAATCCCTCAGAGGTAACGTTTCGACAGAATTGGGAAGAAAAATCCGTAAAGCAGCTCTCGAGCGGGGTGGCATCGAGACGAAATAAGTCATCAGCAAAAAACCCTTGATATGACAAAACTATCCCGACTGCAGGAAGAGAATCAAATGCTCCGGGTTCAGCTCCTGAAGCACAAACTCGATCTTATTGTCCTGGCGCTGACTCCCGAATCAAGAAGGGCGCGCCGGATCATACAGTACTGGAAGACACGCGCCGGCCGGCGTGAAGATTCTGTATTTGAATTAAGCAACATCCCTGGCAATTCAGCGGAGCAAAATTTAACTCATGATAACGTATCTCAGCAGCAAGTACATAATTAAGACCTCTACGGTACCTGTCAGATGCTTCATCTGTGACGTGACGATAAAGCCAGGCGAGAGCTTTGTATTGCGCGAAGATGAAAAGATGTGTCTGACTTGCGGACTTCCTGCAAGGAGATTAAGACCTGGAATTAGCGCAGCGAGAGCTGCAATAAAATAACACATAGCAGGGTAGAGCAGTGGCCAGCTCGTCAGGCTCATTACCTGGAGGCATGGGTTCGAGTCCCATCCCTGCAACAAATCTGATATGTCATGGACAAGGACCTTCAGCAGATCATTGATGCAACAGTTGCAGCCACTCTGAGCCGCCTTGGCATCCCAACAATCAGGGACGGGTTATGGATCTCCCAGGCTGAAGCTACCAGGATGACTTCCCGGCGGAAACTCGAAAGAGCGATGAGGGAGGGACGGGTGAGGTTTGAAAAGATCGACATGAGTTCCAAACAGGGCAGGGTCCTGGTCAATCTCATGGATATTAAAAAACTCCTTCAACAGCCGACACATGAATGACATCAAAGTTTACGGATTGGTCACCAAGACAATTACCGGTATAAAGGTTTTTCTCTATGCTGATGAAGAGAAGTTTGGCTGGAAGCCGGGAGATCTTCTGCACTGCTGCAGCAAAGCATCGTACAACAAAATGAGCAGGCCATTGAGGTGCAGGGTATTATCAACCAATAGAATCGAATGTATTCAATCTTATTAAAAAACCTCTAATCACATTATCATGGACCTTGACAAAACAACATTGGCAAAAAGAATTCTGACAGCATGCGAGCACGAGTCGCTCAATTACCGGCAGGCCGGCAAGCTATTGAATATTCCGTCATATAATTTTTCTCTGCTTAAAAAGGAGAAATATTACAAAGATGTAAGCCGGGCATGTTGGGAAAGAATATCTGAATGGGCTTCGAGCAATAAAAAAATCTCTCAATTTATGATCCCTGAGGATGAAAAAATCATCGATCAGTATCGCGAGAATGAGGCAGCTGGAAAAAACCCGCCTTACCAGGTCACGGATGATCCGGGCTCACCTGCCGGAAGTACAACTGCAGCTCCAACTGTCCTGCCTGATGAGGACAGATCAATCAAATCCCAGAGAGATACTGTCAAGGGGAAATTGCAAAAAATCAACCTGTCCCCCCCCTGCTCCCCGGAACTTCCAGGAATTGCTATACCTCCATTAAAGCTTGTTCTGGATATAGATATTCGGATATCTGTCAACGGAATCCTTCAGCAGTTTTAATATAACCGTATTATGCAAAGAGATCCTGCATTTCTTTTTTATGACGGTGATGCCGCCAGGGATGTATCACACATGAATCGCCTGGAACGTGGCTGCTATTTTGACCTGATCCAGGCGCAGCGGAAATTCCACGGATTTACCGTGGAACAGGCGCGGAAGATACTTGGTACTGATTTCGAATCATGCTGGCCGGCCATTGAAATGATACTCATGCGGCGGGAGGACGGCATTTATTACATCGAATGGCTAAAACTCTCCGAGGACAAGCGCGCGAAAAATTCAGAGCGGCAGCGCAAAAGAATACAAGACTACTGGGATAACAAAAAACAAGAAAAACCAGTCTCCGGTAATACCGTGGTATTACCACGGAATAACCACGGTATTACCGTGGATATTCCTAAAATAGAAAATGAAAATGAAAATATAGAGATAGAGATAAAGAAGGGGGTGCAGGGGGAAGAAAAAGAGAAAGAGAAGGGCAAAAAGAAAAAACCTGAATTGAACCTTGACTTTATCTCTCCGGAATACGGTGCCGCATTCAACTCCTGGCTGCTCTATAAAGCCGGCCGGGGCGAAAAATACAAGACTCAGGATTCGTTAAAAGCAGCATACGACCGTCTGGTTGAATTGTCATGCAAGGATCCGCCTACTGCCCTGGCTATTGTCAAGCAATCTATGGCGAACAATTGGGCTGGGCTTTTCAGCCTGAAATCTGACACACGGAGCTCGAGAACGGGCTTGAAGAAATTTCGAAACAGTGATGTAACTGAATACACCGACAGAATTGACTGAAATGGAATTAAACTATCTGACCAACATCAGGGAGATCATTCAAAGCGATGTAAAAAACGCGAGGATCCCCGTATGCGAACTGCTTAAGCCTGAAAATGCCATGCGCTGTTTTACGCAACTGGCAACAGAGCTACTGAACCAGGACCGTAAATTCAACACCAAATCGCAGGATGTACGAAAATACGATCCTGAGCCGGTAAGAGACCAGATAATGACGCTGATAAAATGGGCATACCTGATACCTGACGAAGGCATTGATCCGGCTAAGGGATTGTTGTTCAAAGGCCATACAGGCGCCGGCAAAACATTCATCTTCCGCGTGTTTAATTACTTCCGGCTCATCGACAGGTTGACGATACTGTATGACGGCAAGCAGGATTATCCCCTCAGGCTGAACATCGTAAATGTGAGAAGAATTGCCGGAGAATATCAGGATCCGGAGCATGGAGGCTCTGCAGTCATAACAAAATACTCGAAGATGAGTTGCCTGGTACTGGATGATATTGGCACTGAAGACGAAATCTCCCAGAGTTATGGCAATAAAGTCAACGTGGTAGAGGAGATTATCAGCAACAGGGAGGAATTCGAAATGCTAACCTTTGGCACAACGAACCTGAACTCATTCTCTGAGCGCTATGATGACCGCACCATTTCCCGGATGATCAGTCTGTTCAACATTGTCGCCTTCAATCACACGATCGACTTCAGGAGATCCATGTAAACTGCAGAAGATGCCGAACAAGCCAGCTAAAGTAACAAGGCCATGGCTGCCGAAGCGCCAGGAGCTGCCCGTTGCAAATCGTATCAGCCTGCGGGAGCGTGATCCGTTCTATCACTCTGCGCGCTGGAAGAGAGAGAGCCGTCAGTTCCGGGATGAGCATCCTCTTTGTCAGCCATGCCTTGAAATGGGACTTGTCCATCCGTCGGAAATCACGGACCATATCATTCCGAAGGATCTGTGTGCGGATCCATGGGATCGAAACAACTGGCAGGCGGTTTGCCGGAAATATCACGCCTCAAAAGGGGCAAGAGACAAACAACATTTCAAAACTCAAAAAAATAATGTTTCACGCACCAAACAAATTCCGAGTGACAGATCACCCGGTTCTGTCAAGTGATGACTCGTCAGGTAATAACGGATGCTTCAGAATTCCGCTCGACAGAGATGTTGTGGCATGGTGTATTGCAAGCGATGGACATGGCTGGGAACATGTCTCAGTACATGTAAAAGAAAATGGTTTTTCTGAAACGCCTACCTGGGATGAAATGTGCGAGATAAAAGCCCTCTTCTGGGATGATGAGGATTGCGTTATTCAGTATCACCCTCCAAAATCGGATTATGTTAATAATCATCCGAACGTGCTGCATATGTGGCGTCCGGTAGGTGTTGAGATACAGCGCCCTCCTTCGATTATGGTTGGAATAAAAAAAATGAATAGCTATGAAAGAAAGAACTGAATACTGCCCGTATTGTGAGGAAGTCACAAAACAGGAACTTGCAGAATACGATCCGGATCAGCCCGGGTTATTGCTGGTGTGGGAATGCAAAAACTGTCACGAGCAGGTAGATATCGCCTTTGAATAATGCTGCTGCCAAGGGGAATCAATATACTCATCGATGAGTTCCTTGAGAATGCCGACGTCAGGGAAAATTCGAGGGCGAAGTATCGTGACAACCTGAGAATCTTCGTTGGGTGGCTCACCTGTAATGCTGATGTCACTTCTCCGCGCAAAGCTGACTTCATCCGGTACAAGGAGTATCTCATGGGAACGGAGCGTTCAGCAAAGACAATTGACAATTACCTGGTGGCCGTGAGACAGTTTTTCAAATTCCTTGACGAAGCAAGATATTATGAGAACATTACCCTGGGCGTGAGATCCCCGCGCATCAGCTATGAATACCGCAAGGGTCATCTCACTCAGGACCAGGTATACATGCTGAAGAGATCCGTGCCCAGGGATTCTCTCATCGGCAAACGGAACTATGCCATCATTACCCTGATGGTACATACTGGCATCAGATGCGTGGAGGTCAGCCGGCTGAAGCTCACGGATCTGATCTGTGAGGGAGAGGATCAGTGGTGCCTGGCAGTGAGAGGCAAAGGAAAGATTGACAAGCGCGAGATCGGCATCACCATGTCTGCAGTCAATCCCATCCTGGAATATATCCGGGAGAGGGAGGAGATCTGTGGCATGGTCAATGATGACGATCCGCTCTTCAGCAATCACAGCTATATCTCCCATGACTCGCCCATTCATGAGGAGTTCATCTCGCACATGGTTAAGAAATACCTCCGTAAGATTGGGATAGACTCACCCAGGATCACAGCTCACTCGCTAAGGCATACGGCAGCAGTACTGGCCCTTGATGCTGGCGCCGGACTCTATGAGGTACAACAGATGCTCGGTCACAGGGATGTCAGGATGACCAGCCTTTATTTGATGAGTGCTGCGCGTGAACATGCACGCAGAGGTACTGCAGTACGCCTCCTGGATGAATCGTTGAATATGGACAAATTTATGCCCAAAGGGAGAAGAATTACAGGCAGCGTAAAGGGCAGTGACCAAGAAAGATTAAATTTCCTGCACAGTAAATTTTATCCGAAACGGACAAAATAGTATCATATCATGAAAAACAATAAAGATCGTAAAGGGAATTCATAGACTATGGAAGGTATTACGATTAGGTGTAAAAAGAATGAGTGCTGTGTGTATCATGCATGTATGACAGATACGGGGGGGTATAAATCTCTGCAGGGTTTTGTCCAGCGATCGCAGCCCCCCCTCTTTCATGCATCTGTCAAAACTGGAGGGGTGGAGTAATGAGCAAAGGTGGAAGACCAGGATTACCAGCCTCACAGAAACAATTACAGGGAACCTTCCGTGCTGATCGCGTCCGGTCAGGAATAGACTATGAACTGATCACGGAGATTCCGAAACCGGAGACCTGGTTGACTACCGGCGGCAAGAAATACTTCAGGAATTTCTGCGCCCTGTTTATTCATCACAAGATACTATCAGTTGGCAACGTGCAGGAGGTGGCAATAATGTCCGAGGCCTGGGATAAATACATCGAAAGCTGTAAAAAGCTCAAGAAGGAAGGAACTGTAATAACGACATCCAAAGGGTTTAAGATGATGAACCCGCTGGTCACGGTCCGCAACCAGGCGTTGAAAGACTTCCGCGAGAGGGCCGCCATGTTTGGCATGGATCCCGTCAGTAACCAGAAGATATCGAAACATGTCAGGCAGGATGATGATCCGTTCGATGAGCTATTGAGAAAGTATGACCAGGGGTGAGAAATATATTGACGAGGTCCTCTCCGGGAAGATCGCTGTAAGCAATCTTACACGACTTACTTTCGAGCGACACCGGCAGGATCTGATCAACGCTCCTGAGCAGGGATGGTATTTTGACCGCAAAGCTGTCAGAAAAGTCCTGGACTTTTTTACGCTCCTGAAGATACCTGCTGACAAAAAGGCATGGGTAACATTCAGACCGGAACCATGGCAGGAAGCTATTATGAGCATTTGCTTTGGCTGGAAAAAAAAAGACGGCACCAGGCGCTTTAACTATTGCTATATCGAGATCCCAAAGAAAAATGGCAAAACCACATGGTCCTCGGCAATAGCCAACTACCTTCTGTTCTTTGACGGCGAGCTGCAGGCAGAAATATATTGCGCGGCCACTGTTGAGAAACAGGCAAAGATATGCTTCTCATTTGCAAAGGATATGATCGGGCATTCCCCTGCCCTCTCACGGCGGGCAAAGATACTTACCAGGAACGTGAGTGTGCCGGCAACGTCAAGTAAAATGGAGCCCCTGGGCAAAGATTCCAAAACGATGGAAGGAATTAACCCGCACGGCGGTATCCTGGATGAGCTGCATGTATGGCAATCATTCGAGGTTAAGGACAATATGGACAGCGCATCTGTGAACCGGACACAGCCACTTTTCTGGATGATAACAACGGCCGGCCGGGATAAGAGTCTTCCATGCTTTGATTATCGCCAGCTCATTATTGACATACTTCAGGGGAAAAAGACACAGGATGATACCTTCGGGATTATCTATACCCTGGACCCGGAGGATGACTGGAAGGATCCGGTCAATTGGAGAAAGGCAAATCCAAACTGGGGGATATCGGTTCTGCCTGCTCGTTTTGAAAGTGAGTTCATTGGTGCTATGAATGACGGATCAAAAGAATTTTCTTTTAAGACCAAGAACCTTAACCTGTGGGTTGATGCACCCAAGGTATGGATTAAAGACGATCTGTGGCTAAAATGCAGCCATGGTACGGATCCGGAGGCACTGATCGGTCAGCGGTGTTATGCCGGGCTTGATCTGGCATCTCACAGAGACATTAACGCCCTGGGACTTTATTTCCCGGATATTGGTGGCCGGCCTGTATTCAGGATGTATTACTGGATCCCGGAGGCAAAAGCCCAGGAGCGGGCCGATAAGGTTGATTATCTCCGCTGGATTAACGAAGGATATATCCGGACAACTGAAGGAAATGTCATTGATATTGACGAGATGGTCGCGGACCTGATGAGGATCCTCGGCCTCTATCAGTGCCAGAGCGTTGGTTTTGACCCGGCCAAAGCTTACCATGGAGTCATACAGGGATTACTGCGTGAAGGCTATCCATCGGAGCAGCTGCATGAGTTTTCTCAGGGGATTATGACTATGAGCGCTCCCACGAAGGAGTTTGAGAGGCTGGTTCTCTCTGGCATACCTGATCACCTGGATGATCCGGTACTGCGCTGGATGCTTGGCAACGTGCAGATATATATTGATATCAATGACAACATCAAGCCGGATAAGAAACGCTCAATTGACAAAATAGACGGAATAGTAGCCATCATCATGGCTGTCGGTGAGTGCATGACTCTCGACAATCCGGCTGACACGAAGCTGATATATAACCATGGTCACTCGCTCAGGATGGTATGACTAAAAAAAAGTACATAATGCCACGCGCGGAGAAGGTGACTATCGATGCCGATATCGTCAGGATGTTTTCACGCCAGGGATTCATAGATTTATTTTGGGAAAAACTTCGTGAGGCAAGAGAAAATAACCCCCAAATTACCCATGAAGAGGTTTTTCATTGTATGAATAATCGCTGGAAGGAGGTTATGGGTGACTTCAGGTTCCGATCTTTCGAGAGTTTCCGCAAGAGTCGCGATCGATAGAAAAAAGGGAACAATGTTCCAGTCGTTCAGGAAAAATTTGTAATATAATTACAGCCATGACTTTTGACTCATGGCAGGTTTCAGAGAACGGTTAAAATATATTTTGTTTCCGGGTACCATGAAGAGGACCACCGATGAGGGTCTGCGAAAGACCTTCGCGGACCTGATCGGTGTGTCTGAAGCAGGAATCTGTGTCAATGAGGAGACTGCTCTGAAGATGTCTGCAGTATGGTCCTGTATAAGATTGCTCTCTGAACTGCCGGCGTCACTCCCCATAGAAGTATACCGTGAGACCGGCCGCAGTCGTGAGGCCATTGATCACCCGGTCAAGTCGCTCTTGCTGAATCCAACCGTCCTGATGAACCGCTTCACCTGGCACGAGTTGATGAATGCCTACCTTCAGGGTTGGGGCAATGCCGTGGCTATTATCCGGAGTGATGACTATTATGGTCTCCCCTACCAGCTGATACCAGTGCATCCTTCATCAGTAGCCGTAGTCGTTTCTGACGGCCAGGTCTTCTACAAGATCAATGACTATGATCAGAAGATTCATGGTACCTTCTTTGCATCTGAGGTGGTGCATTACAAGATGTTTTCTACTAATGGCCTCATGGGCAAAAGCCCGATCAGGATTGCAAGGGATAATATTGCCCTGGGTCTTGCAGCTGAGCAATTTGGAAATAAATTTTTCGCCCGGGGCGGCAATCTGAAGGCGGTCATAGAGTCCGAAGGGCACATGAGCGACAAGGAGTTTGTGGAGTGGAAAGCCCGCTGGGAGAAATTTTATAGCGGTCCCGTAGGAGATCACACCACTCCTATCCTGGAGTACGGGCTCAAATACAAGCAGCTGGGAATCCCTCCGGAGAACGCCCAGTTCATCGCAACCAGAACATTCCAGATTCAGGAGATAGCGAGAATTTTTAACGTGCCGCCTCACATGATTGCAGATCTGAGCAGGTCGACATTCTCGAACATCGAACATCAGGATATTCAATTTGTCAAATATACACTCAGGCCTATCCTCCGGCGCCAGGAAATGGAGCTGGAGGATAAGCTGCTTACTCCGGATGAGAAGGGAGTAATCCGTATCCGCTTCAACCTGGACGGCCTTCTCAGGGGTGACCTGGCTACACAGACCACTCACCTCAGGGAAATGGTGCTCTCAGGGATCATGGTTCCAAATGAAGCGCGCGGCATCCTTAATCTTAACCCGCTCCCCGGACTTGATAAACCTTATGTGCCTGCCAATATAGTTGGCAATAATAAACCAGAAGATCAGCCCGGAAATGAGGATCCGGAAAGCAATAATGATAAACCAGACGACGATGCCAAAGACGATCATTTACGGAACAAGGCGTGAGCCGGCCGCAGACGTTGCGAAGACCAGGACAATTGATTTTGTCCTTTCGACATATACCAGGGACAGCCATGGTACGGTATTGAATCAGGATGGATGGAGCCTTGATCGTTACCGCAAAAATCCGGTGGTCGCTTATCAGCATACCCTCTCAGGAGGCTTCTGCATGGATCCTAATCCCGATTATATCATTGGGAAATCTGTGAGCATTGGTCTGGAAGGTGAGGGCAGGGAAAAGTGCCTGGTGGCGTCAGTGCAGTTTGAACCGGCTGAGATCAATCCTCTCGCGGAGAAAATTTTTCAGAAAGTACTCTTCGGCTCTCTGTCGCGCTGCTCTGTTGGTTTCATTGAAGTCGGTCGCGGAAAATACGGAGAGAAGGAAGAGGCCAAAGGTGCTTCCAGGGAGACATACTACTTTGCGGGACAGGAACTCATAGAGTGGTCTATTGTCAACGTGCCTTCCAATCCGGATACAGGGAAAAGGGATGCCTTGCTGCGCCAGGTAAGAGAGGAGGCGTACGTGGCTTTGATGTATGCCTTCCGGGAGCTTGGCGGATCAGTTCGCCTGAGCGAGCTTGAAGATATGACTGTGAGACAGATTCTCGACATGCTTGATGGCAGAAGCCCGGAGAAGGTGATTAAGCTACTGCCGCCGGCCGAGGTTCTGAGGCAAAACAGGATCAGAGATTTACGAATAAAGGCCATAAAAGGCTAATTAGTAATAACTTAATAATTGACACAAATGCTTAAATCACAAATTCTCAAGAAGAAACGTGATGGCCTGAGGGCAGAAATTGACAAATTAGCCAAAAAGGCCAACGAAAGGACCAGCGAGGAAACTACCAGGCTGGATGAAATGCTCACCGAAGCTGAGGCTCTCGAAGATGAGATCAGGCGCGAAGAGCGCATCGAAAACCAGCAGAGGCTGCAGGCTTCACAGCAGGCTCCGCAGAACTCTCCCAGGGAAGAGAGAGATCTTCAGCAGTACTCATTTGTGAAGGCTATCCAGGAGTTTATTCGTACCGGCCGGCTCACGGGACTGGAGGCCGAGATGCACCAGGAAGCTGAAACCGAAATGAACCTCATAGGCCAGAGCCTCTCCGGGTTTGGAGTACCTTCCAGGGTACTCTGCCTGGGCAAGAAGCCTCAGACCAGGGCTGATGTTACCACAGGCACAGCACCGCTGATACCGACTGACCTGATGGGTTTTATTGACGCGCTCTATGCCAAGCTCATCTGTGTAAACCTGGGCGCCGAAGTGTGGTCCCGTCTGACCGCCAATATATCCATACCGCGTGTATCCTCAGCAGGTACTGCCGGGTGGGCAACTGAAGTTGCAAATGCCAGTGATGCCGGCACGGATACTGAAGCTATAACTGTCTCGCCAAAGAGGTTGACCTGCTATCAGGATGTCTCCAAGCTTCTCATCGCCCAGAGTCCTTATTCGGTTGAGGGAATCATGAGGAACCTGTTCATTAACGCCATGAGCATTGCTCTTGACAAGGCCTGTATTGCAGGCGCCACCAATGGCCCCACCGGCCTGCTCTCCACGACTGGTATCGGTGACGTTGCCGGCGGAACCAATGGCCTCGCCCCTACCCTCGCTCATATACTTGGTATCGTAAGAGAGGTAGCTATTGACAATGCTGACTTCGGAAAACTTGCATTTGCTTGCAGCCCGCAGGCACGCTGGAAGCTCATGAGCACAGCTATTGAGTCAGGTCATCCGGAGAGAGTCTGGAATGTCCTGCAGCCTGATACTTTAATTGGTTACAAAGCAGGCGTCTCGACGCTCGTTCCTGACAACCTGACGAAGGGTACTTCGAGTGCGGTATGTTCGGCAATCATCTTCGGAAACTGGGAAGAGATGATTATTGCCAACTTCGGAGGTATTGATATCACGGTCGACCAGTACAGCCAGGCTATAGGTAACAAGGTGAGAATCGTGCTGAACTCCTTCTGGGATTCAGTGCTCAAGCACCCGGCCAGCTTTGCTGCGATGAAAGATGCTCTCTGCGCATCATAGGGATAGTTCATCAGGTAGGTTATCGGACATGCCCGTGGAACCTGTCGCCTGAAGGTTGACAGGCCCGGGCCCTCCGATGATCTGCCATAAAAATCATTGCAATGAAAGAGAAATACGTAAGAGTAAAATTCATCAAGGCAGCATACGGTTATGCCTATTCTGCCGGTGACACAGGCATAGTTGAAGCTGATAAGGCTCCGGCGCTTATCAGGGAAGGCTGCATTCAGGTGCTGCCTGATGAGGATGACGAGCTTGATAATACACTCCCGGAAGATCTACCGGGAAGGGATAAGCTATTCAAGGCCGGCTTCAAAGAGATTGGGGAAATACGTGAGGCGGGCGAAAGCCTGACAGATATTCTCACGAAGAAGGAGCTGAAGGATCTGGGTGGCTATTTAGAGGCACAAAAATCATCCGAGTAGGTAAATGATCAGGTATAAGCTCAGTAAGGCACCGTTGGAACTTGACATCCTCGCAGAGGTCAGGAACAACCTACGTCTGCTAAATGAAGATCATGATGCTCTCCTGACAGAGCTGATCTCATCTGCAGTGACCGAGGTTGAAAACCACATCGGCCGGCAGCTGCTCAGGGCAACATACCTGGCATACTTTGACTCCTATCCTGGTGATGTGCTCGAGATCCACCTCGGACCTGTAGCCTCTGTTGTGGCTGTAAGATATTATGCCGACGGGGTCGCTGAACAGCAAACTGTTGATCCGGGAAATTATCAGCTCGATAATACTGAGCTGACAGCGAGACTTCTCTTCAGAGAGCGTTTCTCTCCGGATTCTTCCAGGCTCAATTCTATAGAGATAGAATTCACATGCGGATGGGAAAATAAGGCAGCGGTCCCGAAAGATATCCTTCGGGCGCTGATTCTCCTGGTATCAGAAGGTTTCCTTAACCCGGGAAACATGAGTCTGAACCAGGGCAGTGGACTTAGGACTACTGCTGCAATGAAGCTTCTGAGAAACTATAAAGTACAGCGTTTTTGATGCATCCTGGCGAGTTTGATAGAAAAGTTTCATTCTGTACTGTCACATCAGGGAAGACTAATATGGGCGGTGCGCAGAAGGTCTATACGGCTGCCTTCGAGGCATGGATGTCAAGAAAATCAGCCGGCCAGGGGGCTGAGGCATTCGTCACTCAACGGCTTGTTGTCCCGGTGAGATACATCTACCGCGGTCATTACAGGCCTGAGATAAATGAGACATACCAGATCGTAGATGCCGGGGAAAAGTTCAACATTCTTTCAGTCGACAAAACGGGGCAGGGACTTTACATCGAGATACTTGCAGAGAAGATCACGGAATGAACACAGAGTTCGAGATAGACGGATATGGTAATCTGATTGCTATCTTCAGGAAAATGCCTGAAGATGGGTATCGCAAGCCTGTTATGGCTGCCTTCCGGAAGGCGGCTGTGCCAGTGAAGCGTGCCATAATTGCCTCTCTGCCATCTTACCTGAAAGGCGTCAAGACTGCCGTAAAGATCAAGCCTGGAAAAGGGAAAAAACTGGTTCTCGCAGTAGGTGTTTATGGAAATACTGGAGTATACGTGAACCGACGTGGCGTTGGTTGGGATCCATATATGCTTGTTTACTGGCATAACTATGGTACCCTGAGCAATCGTGCTCCTGGTCACTCATTCCAGTACCGGCGCCGGAAAAAATCAGCCCACTGGAAGGGAGGGATCCGGCCGAGGTTCTTCGTTGACAGGGCTGTCGAATCTTCTATTGGCGAAGCACAGAGAATCTTCGATGAGGCTTACCTGGTTGAACATGAAAAATTCCTTGAAAAACTTGCCGTGCAATGATCTCCGAAGCAATACAGCAGACCCTGGCAACTATTATTCCTAATACCTACATGAGCATGGGCGACGAGGAGATCATCACTCCTTATGCCACTCATCGGGAGACCGGGGTACCTAACTACGGTAAAGCGGGAATCCTGGGCTATACCTACCAGGTAGAGGTGCTGATAGTAGACGACACGCCGGATAAAGTCGAGCAGTTACTGCAGTCAGTAAAAAACGCTCTGCGGGAGCTGGAGGGTACTACGGTATGCGGTACCGGCATTGAGCTGGTGATCTGGGAAGATGATGAGCCTGACTTTGATATTGAATCTCAGATGTATACCAGTGTAAGTACATTTACAATTGATACATCAAATCGCTAATAAACAATAAGATGGCAACAAAAGTAAAGGGCTATGAGCTCACAATAAAAATCGGAACCAAGCTGATCACCGGACTGATCACCACAGGCTTCAAGATTAAGCCTAATTATGAAGAGATCCTTCACAAAGAAATGGGGGGCGTCCCGGTGGAGGATATTATTGACGCTGATTATGAGTTCACCGCATCTGGTCAGGCTTACCTGGCAACAACTGCCGAGCAGCCTACCCATATTGACTTTGAGGACCTGAGGGAGATGGCGCCAGCAGGAACATCTCTTGCATTTGTATATGGGCGTTTTGTTGCCGGGTCAAGAATCGTCAGCGGAAATGCAAAGATACAGGACTACGGTGAGGATGCAAATTCAAAGGACACAGCAACTTTTTCCGTAACATTCAAAGCCAACAAAGGCAGTGTGACTTTCGGCGACTACACCCCATAATGCGATGGCAAGAGACTACATTACACTGACGGATAAAAGGCGCGTCGGCATTGAATGGAATATGAATGCCCTGGCAGATTATACCGCCAAGACTGGTAAGGAGCTGACAGATCTTGCCGTCACTAAAACAAATATCAGGGAGCTGAGAATCATTGCTCATTGTGCCGCTATCGAGGGCGAGCTGGCAGACGGCCGGGAACTCGGTTTAACCGAGGAGGAGTTCGGGCGACTGATGGGAATGAATGCTGTCATCGCCTTCGCGCAGATACTTAAGAAGCAGACCATGGGATCGCAGTCGGTGGCAGAAAAGAAGGAGGCAGAAGAGAAAGAGGCGGAAAAAAAAAGACCGGCTTTCCTTCATCTGAGGAGGATGGGATAGAGCTCGAGGGGATCCCGATGCTCACTTGGGCATTTATGAGGAGGTTTGCACTGGGATGCCTGGGATATACACCAGAGAGGTTCGCCAGGACAATAGTAGGAGATTTGATTGATGCATTGACAGGCTTTAATCAGAATGAGAGCGAGCGGATCAAGTCCCTGGCAGAGCTGATGAGGATGCACCTGTTCCTTCAGATCACGGAACATCCGCAGGGAAGGATAACGGCGATGGAACTTTGGCCACTGCCATGGGATGGTAAGCCACAAATAAAATACGAGGAGATCTCTGATGAAGAGAGAGAGAAGATAAACAAGTTTCAGGCAGACATACTTAACAAGATAAAGCCAGGCTGATGGGAACAGTTATCAGTAATCTGAAAGCACGTTTTGGCGTAGACACCGCCGAGTTCAAAAAGGGACTCAAGGACGGCGAACAGGCTGTTGAGGATTTCAAGGGTGCCGCTGATAATTCTATTAATGAGCTGGCCGACATATTTGGGATAAATATGGGCGCCGTTAATGAATCTGTAGAAACTGCGAGAAAATCGTTTAATTTCCTGGTGAGCAGTTTCCAGGCCGGCGCGGGTGGTGCCAATAAGTTTGCCATTGCGATGAAGTTGCTCAAGACAGCTCTCATCTCTTCTGGTATCGGTGCGCTGGTTGTAGCTCTCGGCTCGGTGGCAGCATATTTTACCAAGTCGGAAAGCGGAGCAGATAAGCTGGCAAAAAAGCTTTCGCAGATCCGTTCTGTTCTTGATAACCTGGTTGAGCGACTTGTTAAATTCGGCGGAGGGCTTGTTGATATCTTTTCGGGCAAGTTTCGTGAAGGCTGGGAGCAAATGAGGACTGCTTTCAATGGCATTGGAAAAGAAATAACTAATGACTGGAAGGAGGCCGGCAGACTCGCTGAAGCCGAAGATGCGTTAGAGGACCGCGAAATTGCACTGATAAATTCTCTTGAAGAGCGTCGCGCTAAGGTTGCAGAACTACGACTGCAGGCAAGGGAGGAACTCGAAGATCATGAGAAAAAAATAAAGCTTCTCATGGATGCTGAGAAACTAATCAAGTCAGTCTACGGTGATGAAATTAGTCTTGAACGTGAGCGATTACAGCTCATGAAAGACAGAATTGCTCTCAAGTATAAGGAGCCCAAGGAAGTACTTGCGTCATTAAACAGGGAAATTGAGGAACAGGAAGCTAAGATCAATTCCCTGATGCGAGCCCAGAGCGAAGAGCTAAAAGCTCTCTTGAGAGAGAAAAACAGCGCGATAAATGCAACAAAGAAAGAGCTTGAATTAAAGAAAGAGGAGTATAAGCTCTTTCAGGCAATGGTTAAGGATGCCAAAATAGCTGGCCCTTCCGTGGATTTGTCTAAGCTCAAAAGTGAGCTGGCTCAGGTAAATATGGCGGTCATTGAAACAGCGACATCCTTCCAGCAAAGCATCTCTGATGCTCTCAATGAAGCTTTTGCGCAAATGATATCAAATGTTGCATTTGTTCTCGGAGAGCTTGCTGCAGGAACTTCCGGCATTAAGAATGTGAGCCAGGTAGTTCTTAGCACCCTTGCCGATCTGGGCAACACTGTCGGAAAACTCCTCATTCAGGCAGGATTGGCCAGCCTGGCTCTCTTCCAGGCGCTTCAGTTCCCGAATCCTGCAACTGCTGCAGCTGCTATTGCTGCAGGTGCTGCTCTCATAGCTATATCCGGCATGATTAAAGGTGCAATGTCCAGGGCAGCCGGCGGCGGATCTGTCGCCACTGCAACGGCTGCAACCGGAAGCTACACCTTTGACACACGAAATATTGCCGGCATGAAGCAGGAAATGGAGATAACCGGCAAATTGACTGCAAGTGGAAGAGATCTCGTGTATGTTTTTAACAAGGAGGATCAAAGAATAAAAAGTACTATCGGTGGCCCACGTCGTTAAATATCAACTCCTGTGCAAGGGAAAGGATGGTGTCACATCAAGGATCGTGATCTCGGAGGATGGTTATTCCGGTGCTGAGATTAACCGTAATGTGCCGGCCAACCCGTTTCATTTGAAGAAAGACTCCGGAGAGGTCATTATAGGCACAAGCATTGAGTTCCTGATAAGAGAAGTTGTTGACTTCGAGTTCTTGTCATTCTATACCAATAACCCGAAGAAGTTCAAAATTGAATTCTACTACCCTTCTACCACACCGATCTGGTCAGGCTACCTGAATCCACAGCAATATGAGGTCCCCTACAAGCCCGGACCAACGAATGTCAGGCTACAGGCAACTGATGGTCTTGGTCTCCTCAGCGGAGAAAGCTTTACACTGACAGGCTATCAGACACAACTTGCCTGCATCCGTCATTGCCTTGATAAGATTGGTCTGGGACTGAATTACGCTATCGCAATAAACTTGTGGGAGATATCACATGATGATGACTACTGCCCGCTAACGCAGACGCTGGAGAACTGTGCTATGTACGCGGACATGAAGTGCAACGAAGTACTGGAAGCAATTCTTGGAAAGTATGATGCTACGATCACTCAGAATAAGAATCGCTGGGAGATCCTTTCATACAAAGACAAGAAATCTGCCCGTCTGATATATACTTCCGCGGGTGTCTATTCAACCACTGAAGCTTCACCAACGATCCTGAACCTGACAACTTTGAAAACTGGCAATAATGTGCGGCCGGTTGGATTTCTTTCACTTTCACTGCAACCTGGCGGCAAGCGTGTCAGGATATCAAGTGACTATGGTCTGAAACCTTCTATCCTGGACAATTATAAGTTCGAGAATTATAATTTATCAACACTGTCCTTTCCGTCCTGGAGTAATAATGGATCTGTCAGTGTTAATCCAAGAAAGAAAGACGATCTGAGCTATGCTTTTCTGTCTGGTTATTCTGATACTGATAATGACTACATATATCAATCGGTTAATGTAGTCAAAGGATTGAATCAGGACTTTAAATTTTCGATTGATGTCTGTCCAACCGGTATGATCTGGTCATCAATGTCAAATCCCAGGTCAATCAATCTGACGGTAAGATTCCAGGTTCGGCTGGTTGCAGGGAGCACAACTTATTACCTGGCTACAACCGGGTGGAGCACGACACCTGGTTATGTCTCGCAGGAACTTGCATCAGCAATGTATCCTGGTGATGTGACCTGGACAAGGATTTCAATCATTACTGGAGGTATTCCTGCATCAGGGACGATGACCGTTCGTCTGCAAAGGATTCGGGCTTCATCATTTGGCTCGAACATATCCGGAGTCGGCGTTGCTTTTGCATTGCCATCACCAGCATTCCTCTTTCAGAACAGAAGTTTTATTACCGGCTTCGATGACACTGCAAACTTTACTGGCAGCTCTGAGCCTGCAGATTTGAGAGATATCGAGATCCATGGAGCTGATGTACCGGTGTATGATAATGCTGTCAGGATGTACGATAGGGCAATGAGGCTTAGTTCCGGATTGCCCACAGTGTCCTGGCGATTTTCTCAGTCTGATACCGCATATAGCCTGATCGGCGCTCTGGTCAAAATGTTAGCTAGCCGCAATCATGTGCCCAGGCAAGTATTGCGTGGAACAATCCGGGGAGCTAATCTCACGATGGCAAGCATAATCAGGGATGCATACAACAACAACCGTGAGTTCGAGATCGTTGAATGTAGCTGGAATGTTTATGCGGGTACCTGGGACGTCACTCTCGTGGAGTTCATTCCATATACATCGCGAGCTGTGAATTTCGACTCCGGAGTCAGTCTGGGCAATACTGCAAATCTCACAGTTGATAGCGTCACTCCGGCCTCTACCTCATTAACGGCAGGCCAGGAGAGTTCCTTCTCGGTTAATGTCGAAAATACAGGAGATTCAAGCGGATGTCAGTCTGTTGAGTGGAAGGTGGTCAACGGATCTGATGTGACACAGAGTTCAGGTACAGTGACCTCGGGCATCATAATCGCAGGCGGTGATGCTGACATTGAAATACCTTTCACCGCGCCGACTTCTACTGGCACTTACTACATTAAATGTAAGATATCAACTGATACTACCTGGGTGAGCAGTACGGCTCTTACTGTATCATCGGCGCCGGCAGTCACTATTAATAGCATGAGCGCGATACCTGATGGATCGTCAGGTACAGACATATATGTATCCTTTAATGCTACGAATTCCGGAGGTCCCGGCAATAAAACAATTTACTGGGAGATCCGGAATCAATATAATCATGTAATGGATAGCGGATCTCAGGTAGTTTATATAGCATCCGGCACAGCTTATTATGCGCTGAATGGCTTGACATATCCACCTCCGGGCGTGTCTAATACAGTGCGTATAGGACTTTCCATAAACAACCTGAACATAGTATCGAATGAATTTGAAAGCTTACCAACATAAATAATAAAATGGCAACAAAAGTTCCAGGATATGCATTGGCAGTGAAGATCGGAGACAAAATAATTCTCGGTCTTGTGACGTCTGGCTTTAAAGATAAACCCAGCTATGAGGAGATATTGCATAAGGAACATGCCGGAGTGCCGGATGAAGAGTTGGAAAATTCAGCACGCGAGCTTACCTGCAGTGGTCAGACCTACCGTCGGACCTCAGCTGAGGTGGATGATTATGAAGATTACGAAACCATCCGTGAAGCTGCAGCTGCAGGGGTTAACATAGCATTTAGTTACTATGATCCACAAACAGAAAATGAACATATCAGTGGAGTAGGTAAAATAATTGACTTCTCTGAGGATGCAAATTCAAAAGACATTGGGACGTATTCATTTACAATTAAAGAGGTTTTAGGTTCAAGCACTATTGAGGATGATGATTGGAGTTCATATTGCACTCCACAATGGTTAGCATTAAAATTACAAGAGGATATTAGCATATGGAATAACATTGACAGTATTTGGCTCTTTGCCAGAAGGACAGATACGGACAATTATCTGACTGAATTAAAAGGAAGCGGAAGAAACGCTACTAAACAAGGGACTGGAAATCTATATTTTGACAATCAATATGGTGTATTTGCGGATGGCAATACTGCGCTAAATCTCAATCATAACCCTAATGTACACAAATCGGCACTCGCCTTAAATTCTGCCAGTATTGGCTATTATGTGGTTGACGAGATTTATGGATCAGCAGCTGTAGTTGGTGTTTATGATGGCTCTTCATACCTGTTTGGCGGGATAAAGAATTCTGTGAATGGACGATTAAATTTTTCAATCAATTCGCCTGGAATTAATTATAAAATGCCGACATCATCACAAGGCTTTATTTTGATTAATAAAGATGAAAGCACTGAGGAATTATTTATCGAAGGTATTTCTTTAGGCACTGCTACTAGGGCTTCAACAGCCATTCCTAACAAAAACATCTGGGCGCTACTTTTTAATAATAATGATGGAGCTATACCTTCTAATGATCCAACTTTAGCTAGGCTTGCAATGATATTGATAGGAGGAAAGTGGACCTCGTCTCAGGTGTTAACTTTAAATGCAATATTTCAGGAGTATTTTACAGGAATAGGAACAACTGATAGGAAGTGGCTGCGATCTACACCACAATTGAATTATAAAAAAACTCAATGGGTAACTGTCTATCAAGATGGAGACAGAATCTTAGCAAGAGCATATGGCCGTATGAGGTATTCTAATGACAAGGGACAGAGCTGGACTAATTATAACTTTGTTAATGCTGGCCAGGTCGCATTTGGCTACATCTGGGATAACGGGAATATTAATTTTGCAACATACAATAAAGTCTATTTTTCAAGTAATGGTTTATTGACAGTATCAGAACTTACCGTAAAGGATGTTGACGGAGTTACTGACTATATTCCTCATACTCCAGCAAACGGATCGTATCCTGGCGAGTATTTCAGAGTACAGCAATATCCGCATAAACAATATTTCGGAACAGAACAAACACTTGTTATAGGTAATTACGGTAACGTTCAGGCGGGAGCAGCTCCAATCAATGTTTATCATTTTTATAATAATGGTGCAAACGTCAAATTAGCCTATAAGTTTGGACAAAATCCATATTACAGAGATAATGGCACTGCAACTGGTGGAGCTACCGGAACGCTGCTGGGCGATGCTGGGAATTCTAACTGGTGCAGACATGTACATATTATTCAGCAAGACCCGGCAAGCGGAATATTTTATATGTGTACCGGCGACAGCTCTAGAGTTGAGCAGAATGAAGTAAAATGGTTCACTGGAACCTACAATTCAGAATTAAATCAATGGTCTTGGGTTAAGATATATGAGGCCGCTATTGTTAACAGGATGAAAGCCATAGGTTTAGTTTTTGTTGACGGGTATATTTGGTGGGGAAGCGATGACACTGAGGGTACTGATTATGGAATTTATCGTTGTGCTAAAAATGATATTGCAAATTTAGCCTCACATCAAAAAATGTATCTAGCAAACAATCAAATAGTCGGCTTAGATATTGCAAATGGAAAACTTATCGCCACGAAACAACCATCAACAGGAGAGAGACATCCTATAATTACAAGTAACGATCTGAATACATTTACTGTAACACAACTTACTGATATATCTGGGAATATGACAAACTTCTATCCAATTATGCCACCGGATAGTGAAGGATATTTTTGCCTAATTCCATTTTCATCGTCTGGAGTTGTCGCAATGTTGCCGCCAGTTCATGTTCAAGTAAAATAAGGAGTATTATTGGGAATTTAGAGTAGTGACGAATGGAAGAATTAATGCAAAATGATATGAGTTTGATCGAAACAATAATAGATACTATTAAGAATTGGGTACCACTAGCGTCATCATTGATGTTAGGGTCTATTGGCTTGCTTGATTCTCTTGGCAAATGGCTTGACTTGCTATTTGTTTCATTAGGCTGTGTCGGTCTGGTATTGTCTATCATCCTGACAGTAAAGAAGATTAGGGCTTTTAATAAAAAACCATAAATTATTGTAAAATGAAAAAAGTACTGATTGTGTGTGCAATTTTTATTGCACTTTTGAACGTTCCGGTTCTGGCAATTGCTCAGACCGTTGATCCGCCTGATAATGTCATTTCTCTGCTTACCCAGCTGAATGTATACATGGGATCGCTCGCTGGCATTGCAGCTATGTCTTCGTTTTTGGGTAGTATCATTCTTGGCTTATTTAAGCCACCGAAGGGATTTGTTAGAATGATCATTATTTGGTTAATCTCGATCACGATCATGATCCTTTCCAATGTATTTAATTATGGATTTGCCGCTGAATTTTCATGGCTGGCTTGCATTCTGTATGGATTAGGAGCTGGGTTGGCCGCAAACGGATTTTCTACAGTACCGGTTGTGCATACCATTCTTGAATTCATTGAGTCTATCTTCAATAAAAAAGAACCTGTACTGAATGGATGAGTTCGAGATATACGAACTCGTTTGTCCTCATGTTTTCTTGGCTCATGGCGAGAAGGCCTGGATGTTTGCTGATCCAAGGCTGATCAATTGGCTACACTGGTTTCGCTCTGCAATTGACCGGCCGGTAATCGTTAATGATTATGGGCTTAAGTACAAGGGTAAGCTGAGTCAGCGTGGCTATAGATGTAATCTCTGCAGTTTGGTCAAAGAAAAGACTATTGCCGGCCGGACTTACCTGTCAGCTCATACCAGGTTCCAGGCAGTTGATTTCAGCGTTCAGGGCATGCTTGATGAGGAGGTTAGAAGATGGATTGAGAGGAATAAAGATAAAATGCCTGTTAACATTCGAGTGGAGAGAAATACAACTGGATGGGTACATGTAGATGTAGCCACTGCGAGCAATGATAAGATCACGTATTTCAACGGGTGAGATCTCTGATATTCATATTACTCAGTCTGCTTGCTGCCAGCTGCGCCACCCAGGAACAATGCCTGAAGAAGTGGCCGCCTCTGATCATGTATCGTGACACTGTCTTATATCGAGACACAACCTTCTATGTTTTTATACCTCCGGATACAGTGTTTGGTACTGATACTGTGATTATCATTAATTATGAAGCTGTCACCATTGACACTATGATTCTGGAGACAGATTATGCTATTACCGAGGCCTGGGTTGCTGACTCCCGAATATATCAGCGGCTTTTCCATAAGCCTACAGCCATAGAACTGAAGTACGACAGTCTTCTCCAGGAGAAAGTAAAAATCATTACAGTTACGAATACCATCAGGGAGAAGCCCAGGTTTAACGGAGTGCTATGGCAGATAATCACGCTTGCCGGAATCATTTTATTGATTATATTGGCAATGAGGTTACGGTCCGGCTGGCCTTGAGACACGTAAAATACACGCTGATCACTGACAAGAACAACGCTCGCGACTTGATACAATGGGCATGTGAGTGTGTACATTAACTTGTCTGGGGGGCAAGGGGCCCCGGGTTCAAATCCCGGCATCCCGACTGAGCATAGAAAACCCACCCGCCAATTCCGGCGGGTGTTTTTTTGCTTTTAAGGGTGACTAGTAAGCACTTGCTACAGAAGAGTACTCTCCAATGACCTCTACTCCCTGTTATTGGTGTACCGTGTAATTATCTGATCACGAAGGTCAATGAACATCTTCGTTACGGCATTCATCTTCGCGTCAGAGTATCCGGTAAGGAACTTCCTGGCAGCTTCCGGGTTCTTTTTATACATCTCAAGAGCCTCCTTCTCCGTCTTCTCCTGACCGGCAAAAATCTCCTCCTCGAACGGATCCCTCACTGTACGAACATCTGCTGCAATATCCCTGAACCGAAGGTTTGCAAGGT